ATGCCCATCTTGAATAGAGCCGCCGAGTTGCAGGAAGAAGCGACGCAGTGGCGCCGCCATCTTCATCAGAACCCGGAAATTCTCTATGATGTGGAGGAGACCGCGCGCTTCGTCACCGAGAAGCTGACCGGGTTCGGGGTCGACGAAATCGTCAATGGCATCGGCCGCACCGGCGTTGTTGGCGTCATCCACGGCCGCAGCAGGAACGGCCGAACGATCGGCCTCCGCTCCGATATGGATGCCCTGCCGATCCTTGAGGAAACCGGAAAGCCCTGGGCCTCTCTCACGCCCGGCAACATGCACGCCTGCGGCCATGATGGACATATGGCCATGCTGCTGGGTGCCGCCAAATATCTTTGCGAGACCCGCAACTTCGACGGTTCGGTTGTGGTCATCTTCCAGCCTGCCGAAGAAGGTGGTGCCGGCGCGCTCGCCATGGTGGAAGACCGGTTGATGGATCGTTTCGGGGTGGACGAGGTCTATGGCATGCACAACATGCCGGGCATTCCGCTTGGCCAGTTCGCTATTCGCAAGGGCGGCATCATGGCCGCGCCAGACAAGTTCACCATCACCGTCAAAGGCCGTGGTGGCCATGCGGCTCAGCCTCACCGCACCGCGGATCCCATCGCCATCGGCGCGCAGATCGTCACCAATCTACAATTGATCGCCTCCCGCAATGCCGATCCCCTGCGCTCGATCGTCGTTTCTGTCACGCGCTTCCAGGCCGGCACCAGCCACAACATCATTCCCAACGAGGCGCTGATCGCCGGCACGGTGCGGACACTCGACGAAGATGTGCGTGATATGGCGGAAGCGCGGATCCGCCAGATTGCCGAAGGCATCGCTCTTGCCAACGGCGCTGAAGCGGAAGCGGAGTATCACCGCTACTGTCCCGTAACCGTCAACCATCCGGCAGAGACCGACTACGCGGCGGAAGTTGCCCGCGACGTGGTCGGCGCCAACAATGTCGATGCCGATGTCGATCCTTCCATGGCGGGCGAAGACTTCTCCTACATGCTGAAGGAGCGCCCCGGCGCCTTCATCTTCATCGGCAATGGCGACACCGCAGGACTGCATAACCCAAGCTACGACTTCAACGACGAGGCGCTTGCCTACGGCATTTCCTACTGGGTGAAGCTTGCGGAACAGCGGCTGCAGGGGTGATGTCTCAAAATTTCTGGGCACATCACAAATGTGCCTCAGAACGCGGTTGATCCTGAAAGACCAGTGGTTTAAAAGCGCCATTGTGTGTCCACGTAGCTCAGCAGGATAGAGCACAGGATTCCTAAGTGAAATTGGGGGTCGCGCCCGGAAACGACGCGATCGATCTGCTCAAAGTCGGGGAACGCTTCGCTGGGCTTTCAGCATGCCAATCCCGAGCCAAGCTTCGGAGAAATCCGTTGAAGGTGTAGAGACTGGATGGGCAGCACCTAAAGGCGTTTACGCCCATGGTGAAGGGACAGTCCAGACCACGAACGCGCCCACCTAACGGCGGGACGGCGGCGAAAGCCGAAGTGGTATGAATCCTGGGGTCGGAGGTTCGAATCCTCTCGTGGACACCAATATCCTGCAAATTCAATAACTTAATATAAACTGAATAAGCTATCTCTCCTGCCTTATTGATCGACAAATGTAATGCGAGTGTCAGAGTTGCGGAGTGCTACACGTATTCAGTCTGTACAGTAGCAAAATGGCGACCCCTGCAGGACTCGAACCTGCGACCTACTGCTTAGAAGGCATTGCAGTTTCGAGCNCTTTGCAATAACTTAAGTGAACTCCGCGTGTCAATGTTGGATGACGCTGCACACCATCGCTTATGCCGTTGGTGTGCCGCCACTGCGCCAGCGAATGAGCGCATCGAGAGCAAGATCCGAGATCCACATAGCACTTGTGCCAGTGAGAAACGCAGCAGCGTGCATCGTGGCAACTGGATCATCCGGAAGTGGCCAGCCGATCTTGTAGAAGTAATGCAGGACCGGCGCTGTGAGATAGCTTGCTGCAAGCAGACCACACAACGGCGATATGATCACTTCGCGCCAGGTGAAGCTACGCCGCGACAGTGCGCGCAAAAGACCGCCGGCGAAACCGGCGGTCGCTACACCGAACTTGATGCCGGCGGCTTCCAAGAATTCTATCATGGTCATATCGGTTCTCGATCTCCGAAACCACATTAGCCGCTCGACCGATCGGAGACGATGAGCCTATGTATTCTGGCACCCAATACATGTCGTCAAATGCAGCTAGATAATTCCAAGTTCCACGCGATCGTAGCTCGCAAGCTTCGCATAGCCAGCGGCCATCAAGTGCACTCGGTCGGGTTGAAAAATCGTGGTGTCATAGGTGTTGGTCGCGGCCTGACGGGGATCAAACTCAGGATAATTCCTTCGATCAATCAGTTTCGTTATCCCGTAATCTGCAAGCCGAGGGAGCAGCCAGTCACCATAATCAATAAAGGTCTGGTTGTTCTGTGCCTGCAGAGAGGCGAACCCGCGAGCGATTGGTGTCGCGACGAAGATATTAACATTTGGATCAAGCGACCGCTCCGCCGCGATAGTTGGCAAAAGACAATCCTCGATGAGATTAGGTGACCCTTTCGAAGGATTACCATACAGTGTGAACCCAGCTTGCGCAGCGTGGGTAACGTCATTCGTCCCGAAGTCTAAAACGACGTTGTGCTCTTGACCCGGAAAATAGATGGAACCACCCGCAGCCTGGTAGTGGTTGAGCCAAGCTTCACCATTTTGGTATGACACATTCGGCTTTGACCACATGCGCTGGCTATCACGTCCCCAGTTGCGGATCAGACAAGACTTCTTCTGCCACCATGCGGCCATCCGAATGAAGTCAGGCGCGAACGGGTCCGCGTCTTCCTGGAGAACGTAAGGATTTCCACCCTGCACCAGAAGCTGCGCCCAGTACCTATTTAGCGGGTTCTGTAGCTCTGTATATGTCGGTGAGCCGACAACACCATTGACAAGGCTCGTGCCGCGAATATCCCATATAATATTTGGCAACCCATCATTCGCATTCGAGACAGCGTCGGATGTTGCCACTAGACCCGGTGAGGTCGGCGCGGTCTGTGTGCGTGTATCGCCCGCATCGAATACCGATGGCGCGGCATTAAGCAGGTCGTACATAGCATCAGATAGGACGATCCACCGCTCAGATCCGCGCGCCATGATTGGCCCAGGAGAAAGAACGCTACGCTTCCATTGGAGTTTGTCGAAGCAGCGGCGGAGAAAGAACCTCATATTGGTAGTTTCTGTCAGACCCTCACCAGGGAGGACCGCAACAGGCCGAATGTACCAGGTCATGCTATTGCCCCGTTTAGGTAGGTGTGGATCTGAGCGCGCCGGGTGGCATCTGGAATTTCAGCCAAAACGATGAGAGCGAACAACTCACCGAATAGCGTCCCGCTATTAACCCCCGTCGGGATCGCGCGTTGGCCCAGGGAGACAGTGACAGCATCTGCAGTGTTCAACTTTTTATCAGTTTCCGTTGGCGTCCACGTCGCCGTTCCGACAAGTGCACCGTTTTCATAAATCGCCTGAGAAGCGATCGCTTGAGACAGATCATACTCCCATCCGGCATGGACTTTTGCATCAGATGGAAGCGACGGTATTGCGGGCGAGGTTGTCGAGGTAGTGGCGACCACCCCGTCCATTATAGACACGCTGGAAAAGGGCTTGCGACCAGAACCACCACCCGACAGATGAGCCGCTAAGCGTTCCTGTGACGAACCATTGCCTGGCGGCGTCGCAGTTGCGGCAGCCTCAGATACGGCCAGAACGGCTCGGCGTTTCGAGTTAGCCGCATACGAAGCACTGTCGAGGCGAAAAGCGGCGTAGACGGATATGAAGGAAAGCCCGTTGACGACATCCCTTATCAAGCTCGTAAGGGTCTGTCCGTCTGTATCGAACAGAATTCCTCCGTTCGGGCCGAGCTTCGGCTGTCCGCTCTTGTCGCCATTTGAGAAGCCTCTCGCTTTCCCGAATAGATCCTCAATCGCACCGACAGTCGTGACGCCCCCAGAGTTGTCAGTCATCATAAAAGAGGTCTGCCGGGTATCTAGCCACAGGCGGCCGTTGGTGGCCCCAAACGGAGGCGTGGGCAAGACTAAACCAATGGGCGGAGGATCCACCGTAGCCGCCCCGAGCTTGCGCCAGGGCGAGACAGCCAAAAGCCCCCGACCAGGCTTTCCAACTCTCAGCGACGTGCTGCGCAACTTGCCAAGCGATGTCGTCATAGGATCGACACCGCGCAACTAGGATTGGTAGCGCCAGTAAGCGAGACGAGCACATTGCCAGCGCTGACAAATACAACCTGCTGGATCACGTCTCCGTTTACATCCTTGTTCGCGATCGAGAGCTTTCCATCAGGAACGGGGGTCGCCTCTGCGTTATCGGCACCCTTCGTATAAAGTCGCAACGTTCCGCCACCCAAGCTTCCCGAATAGGACATGACGCGGTACCCGCCATCACACCTGGCCTCAACGCCCATACTTTCCGGTTCAGTCGTGTTTTGCGTAAAAGTCTTGCTCGGCATATTTCACCCCCAACATTTGCGCCGCTGTCCATTGCGGTCGTTTCCGATGACACGTTCATAGCCCGGCCGATCGGCGGCAATCAGCGCCACCGTGCCTTCCGGACTAAGGTTGTTTTTGCTGAACCCCGCGCAACTGCTCGCAGGCATCGATGCGCATCCCGTTGCCACGCAGGCCGAGCACACACAGATCATAGTCGCTAGTGTTTTGAAGACTTGCATCATCACCCTTCCTTTCGAGCTCGGCCTTTGCATCCTCGATCGCGCGCGCCGCGATCGCCGTTTCTCGCCCCTCGCGCTCGGCGGCCGGCACCATGAAAAACTGCGCATAGAGCAGCGTCGCAGCGACGGCCGAGACGATACCGCCCAGGGTAAAAGCAACCGTTTTTACCGCCTGTGGAATGAGCTGAGAGATCATGACAGCGCCAGCTCCAGCCGCTTCGTCTTGCGGTCTGCCCAAACTCGGTAGGCTAAGCCCCCGATCGACACCACGACGCCGGCCACGGTCAGAGCCGCTACGATGTTCGCGACGAACTCGATGTTCACCATCGGCGTCAACTGATCGGTTGCCTGTGTGATGACGGCCGACATAGCGCCACCGCCGGCCGCGAGATCACCAGGCGCTTTCAGTGGCGCGGATTTGGCATCAGCAAGCCGAGCCTTTGCCTCACCACCAGGCACGTACGAGACCTCGGGTCCAGTATCGCCCATTGCCCAGGCTTGGCCGACTTCGCGCACCTCATCGATACGACGCAACCAACCTTTCCCGAACGTTTTGAATGTCTTCAGCGCTTTGAGAAAAGCGACACGCAAATCGCAAATCTTGCGCACCAGTGCATCGTGGTTATCGTGTGCGCGGGCAGCGTTGATAGTTTGCGGACCAACGACACCATCAGCCGGCACGCCAAGCGCTCGCTGCAGCCACTTTACCGACTGACCGACACCAGAATGCACAGCGCCGTCAAACACCACATAGGCAACCCCAGCAGGCAAGCTATCGCCCCGCACTAGAGACCAGTAACGGGCACGATAGATGCTGTCGCGCTCCGATTTGATCATGCCTTTCACAGGTTGCGGCTTCTGTCCGGTCGTCTTGCGATAGTCGTCATAAACGGCTTGCGTTACTCCCTGGTTGGTCGCGCCACCCGGATCCTTCGGATGATTGACGTATCCACCTTCATGCACCAGCACCTTCGCGAGTGCGCGCTCGAATTCACCCATCATGAAAAAGGCTCCAGTTTCTCAACTGAAGCCGATCTTAAGCCCGCGTCGTCGCAGTCAAATGCTACGGCCAGGTAATGGCTGCAGCAGCTGCCTGCGCGGCCGGTGCGTCGGCCGCATCGTCGATGGCAAACTTAACGGCCAGCCGTGCGGCCTCGATGGCAGCACCAATGACCTGCCATTGCGAGTAGGCTTCGTGCACAACCTGCGCAACGCCTTCGATCGTCGCCGCGGTTATACCCACTTCCGCCGCTAAGAGCGGATAGTCTGCGGCAACAGGATTAGAAGTCGCCAGATAGCGCGACGCCTCGTCCGCCTTTTGCATGTAGGTCATTGCTTGGCCGGATCCCGTCGTGATGTATTTCCGCCGTTCCGCCTCGGCCGCGTCATCGATGCTCGCCTTAAGCTTGGCCTTGAGCTCGGCGAGGCTTTCACTCGAAGGTTCCGGTGTCCACTCCTCATCCACCCAGGTGCCATCAGCAAGATTGAAAACTCGGTTCACACCCATTGTCAAAACTCCCACTCTATCGCAACAGAGTTATTGCCGCTAAATGCAATATTACCTGCCGTCGTAGTGAACTGTATTTGCGTGAGATCATCGAGCAACGTTGCTCCACCTACAAAGATGTTTTGCCCACTATTGCCGCGCGTCATTGTGCCAGACAATTCCCAAGAGTTGGACCCCGGAGCTTGCCTTTGAAGCTCGATAACACCGTAATTTGCTATGGTCAGTGCTGACCCTACCGATCCGTCGTTAAGAAGAAATCCTGTGGTTAGAGAACTCTCTGCCAAGCTTGTAGCAGCAAAACCCACCGCCTTAGAAAAGTACCTGCCCGCAGATGTCTCGACGCCGGCAGCTGTTCCGAGCCTGACAACAATCTGCGCGTTACTAGCTAGCTGGATACCAGAAAGTTTCAGCAGCACTCGCTGCACCCCCGCCGGAAGACCAGACAGCGTAAATGCGTTTCCGCTTGGTGTTATCGATGCCTGCCTCTTTGAGCCTTTAGAATTAACTGCATTTTGTAAAACTTGAACACTGTTTGCCAACGCCGAAAAGTCAGCAGAACCCGGCACCTGCTCGGCACCATAAGCCTTGATCCAGTAGGTGAAAGTCTTGTTAATCGGCCGAGTTTCGGCAGCAACGCGTGGTGCGCCGTTGCTGCCGTCTGGCAGGCTCGGTCCGTGACCGTTCGCTTGAGGTTGGGCCTCATTGACATATCCATCGACGACAAAGTGAACATTGCCGACCTGATTATTATTCACCACGTCACTGACGGTTGCGTTCGTCACTTTGTTGACAGGGTGCCTATGACCTTGCAGTGCATCAAGTTGCGAGACGCCGAATGCGCGACCACTGTCAACAACCTGCCCGGCTCGCCAGCCACGAGGGAAATAACCACCCATATCTTCAATGATAGGGTCGCCGTTTCCGTTCACGGTCGCGCCGTTAGCGAGCAGCCAGGCGCGCAACTGCGGATAGGCCGACGTACAGGGCGCACCATTCATCAGCAGGAAGCCAGGGGGTGGATTGTTGCCATTGCCCGGCATCATAATCGCGGTGCCAATCGGGACCCCGAACACCTCCTGCAGCTTGGCAAAGGTCTGCTTTTTGATCTTCCAGCTGTCGCCGCTGTCAGCAAAACCAAATTCATCCGCGAGTGACGGAGACTCTTTGAGGGGCGCATCGTGGACGGCGCCTGACCAGCCGGTAATGACGCTATTCCAAATGGCGAGAGTTTTGCGATACCAGTGGTATGCCGAGAATAAGCCGCTTGTCGGGACCACCTCTTCATTCTCTGGAGCCGTCGCCCATCGGCCGGCAAGGTTGGCAGAACCAGATGCTGCAGTAGCGCTGCCCTGGGCTTGCGCGGCGAAACCGGCCGCGTTCTGCTTGCTCACCAGGGCTTCAGCAGCGTAGACCTGAGCGCCCGCGATGTCGTCGGCATTCGCGCCCCTGCGCCAACCGGTGGGCGACCAGGCCAGCGTGTCTCCCTCCTGGATGTCAGGATCGAGGGGCAATGCGTCGCGGCGCGCCTCCTGGGCCTGTAGCGAGATCTTCGAAAGCTCCCGCTCCAAAGCGTCAGGGTTTAGCAACGTGCCCTTCATGACGCCGGCAGACCGCTCCGCAACACGACGGCCGCGCACCTGGAAAGATGTGCTCGCAGGAACGTTGTCCGAAAATGTAATCGTGAAATAATCGAGCGAGGCGTTTGAAACTTTTTGCACCGTCACGGCGGCAACAGAATATTTCGCCGCACCTTGCGGGCGCGCCACCACTTCCACGTCCTCAATATCGAAGATTTTGAAAGCGAACGGTCCATAGGTCTTGCCGCCATTGCCGGCGAGAACATCCGTGATGCGCTTGCCGCGCGGAATGGAATAGGGTGTCGCAGCCATTTTGCCCCGCCTGATATTTTGGATCAGGCAGAGCGTAAGCCCAAGCGGGCAATGTTAAGTGCGTCTATTTCCGGATATAACCACGCTTGGCAAGGCAAGCATCATAGACGAGGTTCACGTTTCTGGAATGGATGTAGCGGTCTCGCTCATGAGACGAGAGCGCAGCCTGTGAGGCCTCGCCGTCGCAAATCACACGGTCTTGCTGGAATTGAGCAGCGATCGTCGGGTTGGCATCGACACGCTGGCCGTCACTCACGCGATGGAAAAAGCCAACAGGTTGGTGCGTACAACCTGCCAATGCTGTCAACGCCAATAAACTCACAAAAATCTTCCGCATGTCATCCCCTCGCTATGCTGGTGCCAGCCGCAAACTAGACTGGCACGCAGAAAAGGGGAAGGCTCATTCCGCCCCTAGCGCAGCCTCTGGGTTCGGTAGCCGCTTGAAGGTGGCGTTGCCAGGCTCCCACCAATGCGAAGCCCGCGCCTTTTGCGCCTTGAAGCTTTTGTCGGCGTCGGGATCCACAAGCCATTGCAGCTGGTCGACGAATGCACGGCGGTACCAGGCACGCGTCAGGGGATGAGATGACAAGATCGGGGTGTATCTCCCCACATATTTTGCAGCCGCTCGACCAACTTCCTGATCCTTCGGATAGATTACACCCTGGATGCCTTTCAGCGTCAGATCTGCAGTGTCCGCGATGAAGGCACCGCCAATGCCGCCGAGCGTGGCAACGAGACTTTGACCATACCGATTTTCCGACTTGTCAACAAAATCTGCAAAGAGGCCGCCACCACCGCCCTTGACGAAGGCTTTCACCCAAAACTTGGTTTCCGTCATGTCTTCAGGATCCTTGCCGTTCAACACGCTGAGGATCTGCGTATAGCCAGCCGCGCCGATCGTCAGCGGGATCGCCATCGCAGCGAAGTAGCCCGAGCCGCGCGAGAGCTTGCCAGCCCTGCTTTGCGCCAGCGAAGAGAAAATATAAATCGCTTCAAGCTGACGAGCGGTAAAGCTCATGCCAAACGACATGAATTGCGAACCAAACTCGGCAATTTCACCCAAGATGGTGCCGCGCTCGACCTTGCCGGTCAGAGCACTTTTGATGCGAGGATCTCCGGAGGGAACAGACCTCTCCTGCCATTGCTGGATCAGCTCGGCATACTTTTCAGCGAGCCGTCGATCGCCGGTCTTTTCAAACACACCGCCCGGATCGAGAAAGCCAATGCTATCGACGCCGGCGCGCATCCTATGCCAGTCGTCGGGCGTGATGCCAAAACCTTCCATTGCCTTCTGCAGCAATGGGTGCAGGTCGATCCAGTCGGTATTTTTCTCGGCATAGCCGCCAAGCGTATCGTGCCAGGCGGTTGCCTCGATGCGCTTTCGAGCATCAGTGAGGGGCGAAAGCGCGTTCCAGGTCAGCGCGCGATCGACGAGGTACCGGCTCCATTCATGGCCAAACATCTGATCAACGAAGCGCGCGCTTTCGTTCATGGTGTGCAGGTAATCATCCCATATCATCGCCCGGCGCGCCATCGCCCGCCGGTCACCATCATTCGCAAACCGTTTCAACATGCTGCCAAATCCCTGCACGACAGGAAGGCCGGCAAGACGACGAGCCGCGCCCGCAACAAACGGATCCGTCATGGCTGCGAGGATCCCCGTACTGCCGAGCGCCGCAGACGTGGCTAGATTGCGAATATCGCCCGCCCACTGCGCAGGAGCATCCAGAACCGTCTCACGGCCGCGCAGAGCCCGCCAGAGGCTGTCTACGCGGTAATCAGCAACCTTGATAGCCGACATGCCAGGCACCTTGACGCCTTCCACGTTCAGCGCACCAGACTGACGCTTGCCGATGTCGACCTGGACGGACTGTTTCAACCACTCGATCGAGGCATCCGGGTTCGGCCCGAAACGCTCCATCGCAGCGATGTCCTGGGCAACGCTGTTGATGTGGTTAAAGATAGAGGCGATTGGATCGTTGTTGCCGAACTTTTCATTGTAGGTCAGCCAGCTCTTGGCGTCTTTGAAGATCAGAAAGCGGCTATCCTGGTGACGGCTTGCAACCTTGCCCTTGCCGAAACGTCGCCCTTCCGGACGCCGATGAGCCCAACCGTCGGACGTGATGGTTTCGAACACGTAATCGAGCGAGGCGTCCAGGCCGTCGACACCGATCTTTTCGCCAGTCGTCGGGTTCACCATCTCTTCCGCGTTCAACAGCGGTCTGATGAACTCTTTCCACTTGGCGCGTGCGGCCTCCGGCGTTTTACCGAGCTTGCGGATAGCGCCTCGATTGTGGCTGTGGACAATGCCCCAATCCTGCCGCTTAGGAATATTACCGCCAGCCGCATTGAAGCGCAGGCGCAGATCCTCGAGGACGCCGCTCAGCGCGCCTGCAAGGGCTTTTGCCGTCGGGTTATTGACGAACTCGCCGTGCATGGCCGTGATGAGATCAGGGATATCAACCTTGTTCAGACGACGGCCAAGACCCTTGGAACGCCGGAAATGATACATCACATCGGAAAGCTGGCGATGAGCCATGGCGATGATCGCATGCGCCTTGCCGGCCATGCTTTGCGTTCCCTTGAAGCCGTTGTGGATCATTAGCGAGAGAACCGCGTCCAGCTTGTCCGGCTTACCTTTTTTGTCACGATAATTTTCCACAAAGCCGGCGAGCTCTTTGCGCGCGGCTTCAGTCAACAAAACCTGCCGGCGGGCTTCTTTAGCGTCTTCGCGGAGTGCGGCCGCAACTTCATCACGCGCGGCCACCTTTGCTTCCGCCTCGCTCATGTTGGCGCGTTTGCGCTTGAACCGGGCTTCATAATATCGGTTCAACTCTTCGGCCTGGCGCGAGTTGATGGCACCTTGTTCGACAGCAGAATTCAGGCAGTCACGTAAGCTCATAGTTTGCAGGCCTCCAGCAGCTCGGCAAGCATTTGCGGTTCATCGGCAAGCTCCAGCGCCTCGCGAACGGACACGATCTGGACCTTTCCGTCGCCATCCTCGATGGCGATGAAATCAAGATAGTTTTCAGGATTGCCGTTCTGGTCGCGTGCTGGCTCCAGAATTTCGCCGGCCCGCGCTTCCGCGTTGATCATCGCGGCGTCGTCCAGCGGTTCGAAGGCCTCAGCCGGGCGGATCGATTGCCTCTCGATCGGAACAGAAATGTCTACACCTTCACCTGGACTAAACCGCCCGCCTGTACGCGCTCCGCTAATACGATCTGCGTTGATGATTTTCACGCCCGGATTTTCAGCCTTAAATTGACGGAGAATGCCGCGCATGCCAGCAGGCCCAAAGCTGTTTGGCTTGTCATTCCAAGCTCTAATGCCGTCCAGATAGAGCGTGTCGCCATCGACGCGCCCCCATACTTCGCCTTCATTGACGCCGTTTTTCTCGATTTCATAATAGACGCGAGAACCCGGACCGGCCTCGCCTTCGAAATCAGGAAGGGCCGCTTGACGCAGCTTTATTTCCACAACCTCCCCATCGGTAGCACCGACGCCTTCGTCTGCGACACCTTCCGCGCGTGGCTTACTACCGTTCTCGATCGCTACAGCCTCAGAGAGCGAGTTTTCGTCTACGCGGGTCTGATCCCCAAAGAACGTATCGGCTATGTCATCGATGGCGTTTTGATCGCCCGCATAGATCCGCTCGTAATCATCCGGCGTCATCGTTAGAAGCTGTCCAGCCTCACGTTCGGCAATGATGCGCTCGACAACGTCGGGCGGCGGATGATTGTCAGGATCGGCCGCATAGCGTTCCGCCGCCTGCATAACTTCGATCTGACCAGGCGTGGCATCTTCCGGCACCATGTAATCGTCAAGAACGCGCTCTTCGAAACTGCGATTGATGAGATCGAGCTTCTCAGGTGTAAGATCGACACCCATGGCCTGTGCGACTGTCTCGACATCACCCGGCTGCGGATTGCCATCTAGCACGCGGGCAGCAGCTTCCTCGCCACCTTTGCCCATCTTGTAGATCCGGGCCAGTTCCTTGCCGCCCTGGATGGTTCCACCGAACAAGGATCCGAACACAGCCGCAACGCCGGCGTTGGTCAGCATGTCAGTCATACCGTGCTCAAGTCCGGCCTGGCGCTTGCGCTCCTGGGAAACCCCCTGCAGCACGAGCTCCTGGCCACCGTTGAGCAGAGCTTCGGTGACGATGGTCTTGCCGATCCGCCCCGCGACAGTCTGACCAGCCGCGCCGCCAGCACCGAGCATCGCCATGCGCCATTGCGCCGGATCGGACGCTGCGGCTTGCAGACCTCCGAACATCTGCGCAGCAAAACGCCCGGCAACACCCAGCTCAGGAGAATTCGCCGCATCGGTGTTCGCCTTCTGCGCATCGCGCATCAGCTTGTTGCGGTCCTCCATAATGTCCGTCGAGATGATAGGCCGAATGGCAGGGAACCGCTCGGCCAGCACTTCCGCCTGTTTGTTGAACTCTTCCTGCTTGGATCCGGCATAGTCGGGCCGGATCCAATCGCCAGTCACAAAATCACCGCCCGCTTCGCCCAGAAGGATTTGAGTTTGCGTGATCGCCGCCATTTCCTCTTCGCTTATGTCTCGCAGAGGATTGCGAAGCTCGGTACCGGTGATTTCCTTGATACGGGCTATGCGAGCGTCATAGGCGCGCTCCATCGCGGTCTGCGAAGCATAGGTGTTCTCGATGACTTGCCCGACCTCGCGCGACGTGTCGACGCTTTTTCCAAACGCTTCCGCCCATGTTTCCGGACCACTGGACCGGTTGCCTGGCAGTTTACCCGCATCAGGTAGGTTGACACCAGCCCATGCTGCAGGCCGCTTTTCGTCGCCGTAAAGTTTGGCCTGGTCGTTGTGCAGCTGCTCGGCATATGCTGAAGCATCTTCCGGACGATCGAACTTTCCAAGATGCTTTCCGCTCGAATGATAAAGCTCAATAGCTTCATCATCGCCAAGAACCCGTCCATCATCGGAGACAGTTGGGACCAGCACTTCCATGCCGTCTTCCTCGAAAGACATGGAACGTACGGTGCTGATCGTGCCATCGGCATTCTTGACGATCGGGCGAGACTTGAGATCGATGTTCCCGGCCTGGCGCAGTCCCTTAACTTCACTCATCGATACGCTCCCGGAACACGAGAACCAAGACGGCCGCTCATCCCGGCCAGGTCGAGCACGACAGGATTGCCGTTAGCATCTGCAATGAATTGCGGCGTGGTGCTGGATGGATCGCCCAAGGCGAACGCGTAGCCACCATTGACGGCGACAGGCGCGGCTTTTTTGAAATCGCCCGCTGTCCAGGTCTTTCCGTTCTTGGCAACCACCTTGCCCACGTCGTTGTCATCGAGCGCCCCGATCAGATCACCGAACTTGTCCGCGCGGATGGAAGGTGGAAGCAGGACCGTGCGCGTTGACCCAAACCAACGATCGGGCTGATACTTTGTAAAGCCGCCGAACTGCACGCCGTTGGAGAAAGTCGCTCCAGCCGCTTCTTGATAAGCGCGCTCATAGATCGGCTTTGCGTCATCCTTCTTGGGATCGATACCGGCATCATAGAGACGCTTGCGTGCGATCGCTGCAGCCGCCTCATCCAGACGGTTCACCTCTGCAGGGGCAAACGATAGCGCCTCACCGCCGACCGCCTGGGCGATCGGAATGCGCTTGGTGTTTGGCATATCGGTGTAGGCCTTGCCCTCCGGAGATTTGCCAAAACCCGCAATGAGATCGAGCGCGGCTTGCTGACTTCCGCCGGCAGCAACCAGGCCGCCGGAAAGCGCGACGGCCGGCGCAGCCTCGCCGAGCTCGCGCAGAACACGCGGCGCATCTCGCCCGGCCGCGTCCACCAGGCCCGCAGCGATCGCCAGACCGCGCTTAGGATCGGCTTTCACGATCTCCTCGATCTGCGCCGCTTCCCCTGGTCGAAAATATTTCGGTGAAACGCCAAAATGCTGCCCGGCTGCATTGGCGGCATTGATCCGCTCAGAAAAAGCACCGGAAACCGAATTAACATCAATGTCGCCATCGAGCGGCAAACCGGCCGATATCGGCAACACCCCGAACCGTTCGGCGACACCCAAGGGATCGGACTGCAGATCCTTTTTATGCTCTGCAATGGTCCGGCGGGCAAAGTCGATATCGTCGGCCGTTGCACCCTCGCCAAGGATCGTCTTCAGGTTTTTGTCCACCTCGCCGATCGGCATGGTGCGGATAGCATCGGAGACCTTGAGACGCAGGAGGGTGGACGAGACGATTTCCTTTCCACGCGGTGCTGTGCCGGCGTCAAGCTGAAAACGGGCAATTTCATCGGCGCTGACAGGAAGACCACGAGCAACGCGCTTGGCGATATCCTCGCCGCGTTTCTCCAGATCGGCCGCTGCCTTTGTGTCTTGCGTACGCCTTGCGCTCTCAGCGCTCACGAGCCCTTTCTCGATCGCCGACCAGTCATCCGCCGTGACACCCTCAAGCTTGCCGGCGGCGTAATCCGTCGTCATGTCTGCACGCATCTTCCGGATCTCGTCAGCGTTCATCGTCGAGGCCTGGCGCGTGTAGAAACCGACCGTCATATCCGATCGGCTTCTAGCCTTTGCTCGCTGCGCTTCTGCGGGCGTCAGGATCCCGCGCGCCACGGCGCTGTCATAATGCGCATCGATCGTCGATTGCGTATCGGCCAGCGCGCCGGCGCCGGCGTCGTCATCCATGCGCAACCCGGCAAGCTGCTGGCTCTTGCGGTTCTCCAGCTCATCGACGCGGCCGAGGAAATCCATGCGGTTAGCAGCTTCCGCTTTTTCCTTCTGCTCTGCACGTGCTTTGCTCAACAAGGCTGAAGAACGCTTATTGTAGGCTAGCGTATAATCGGGCGCGATCTCTTCGAAAACATTGTCTTTCAGGTCAGCCGTCAGGTTTTCGCCCAGCGCCTTTTCCAGCATCGCAGGATCGTCTTTGTAGGCGTCATAGATCGCCTGCTGGTTTTGCACCATCGCCGCATCGACGGTTTCGAGATAGGTGCGCGTTCCCGCAACGTCGTAGGCGCGACCATACACGGTGTTTCGCCCGGTCGGGCGAAAGGTTCCCGGCTTGCCGGGCTCGATCGTGACCGGCTCTCGCACGGGCGTCACCGAGACAGGCGCAACCGAGGCAGGCGACGGAAGCCGTGCACCTTCGCCTTCCGAATGGTTTCCTATCAGACTTTGTGCATAGGCAAGACGATTAGAGTAACCATGGCCAGCACGCGGATTGGCGAGCGAGTATCCTTGTGGCCGCTCGAAATGCATGAATGCCGCCACAGCATCATCAAGCGAAGTCGCAGAGGCAAGCGCCTTCCCTGCCGTCTGTTCAGAGGTGCTTAGCTCATGGACCGCGAAATCTAGCTGCGTGTCGAGGTTCTTCCAATCTTGGCCACGAGTGGCTGCGAAGCGCTGGAGGTTTGCTTTTCGTTCGTTTCGCCATTGAAACGCACCGAAGGCTGTCCCTTGGTCGCCGACAGCATCTAGGTTGAAGCCGCTTTCCTGCATGCCGTGCCCGGCCACCGCAGCGGCGGCGACAGGAGAAAACCCGTGCTTATTCTGCAGGTAGTCACGAGCATATGCCGCTCGCTCATTAGACGCTTTCGGCGAAACGCGTATACCAGCGCCACCGCCTGAAGCGTCACTGAAATTGCCGCCCGACACCTTTGCCGGCGTCGGCGCACCCGTCATCGCATCGCGCATGCCCGCCTTTTTGCCCGCCGCTTCAGCTTCGAGATCCGCGCGCCGCCCCGCATCATCTGCCAGGCGCGCAAAGCCGGCCGCAACTTTTCGCTCAAGATCGCCACCTTCCCGCGACACGGAAAGAAGCCCCTCGCTTAGAAGGGGCTGTACGCGCAATTGACGATAGGAAACCGGATCAAGACGTTTGTTCGCCATATCAATACCTGTCTGCGATAGAAGCGCCTGTTTTCAGGCCTTGCGTGAGCGCATCGAACATTGCGCTTTTCTTGGCGCGAGAGGCGCGCTTTCGATATTCAGCCTCCCGCTCATCGAGGCGCGCCACCCGCGTTTGCTCCGTTCCGTTGTCGGAAGTGATGCCAAGGTCTGTTTCCCTGAAAGCTTCCTTGCGCACCTGGCCTGGCGTTCCAAAAGAGAGATCGACGCCAGAGGCCGCATAGGCGACATCCTGTTGCCCCAACTGTTCCATGAAGCTGCGCTTGATGTCGTTGCGCCTGGTAATGCCCTGCAGCGTTTCCAGCGGCTTCTCTCGCGCCGCATCATCGGCCGCCGCATTGTACATAGCCGCATCGGCCTTCCCAGCATTGATCGTGTTGACGATACCGAGCACTGACGCCGTGCCTTGAAGCAACGTGGAAAGCGAAAAGCCCCCCGCAGCCGCACCAGCGGCCGCGCCGCCAACCGCAGTCGCCCCGGCCGCAGCAGTCGCCCCGCCGCCAAAAATAGAACCCATGAAAGCCGTAGCCATTTCCATTAGAGCTTCACCCCCGCGATGTAGTCTCGCAGGTAGAGGCGGCCTGGCCGGACCTGCGTAATGGTGATTGTCGGATCCATGCACGCGCCGATCAGCCCCGCGATCGGCAAATGCCCGGTAAAGTTCTTTTTCGGCGCGGAGAGGTCATCGTTCATCCGCTGCAGAGGAAGATCACGCGCCGGACGGCCATTGGCCCCGATCGCAATGCTCGCCGTGTCGCTGACATACAGCCTGGCTGAAACAACTTTGCCAGGGCGGCGAACCACATCATCGTTCGGCAACACCCGAACGAACGGCATGCTTTCGTTGACCGGAGGCGTCCAGATCCCCACCAGCGCCTGAGCGCTAGGCACGTCGGTCTGGATCGCGCCGCCGACGACCGTGAAAGGGCCGTGAATGTCGTTCTGGATCTCGGCCCAGACAGTCTTTCCATTCAGCGCCGCAAGGCCCGATATCTGGCCTGTGAGATCCGAGCTCGCCGCGATCGTCATTTGGAAAAGGCTGTCTTGTTGCTCGGCAAGCAATTCGCGAGTGTAGACGCCGGCGCGCTCGACTGTCAGCCAAACGCGATCGAGGCCATCAACCGACATGGCGTGAACGAAACCATTTCCGGCGATCGGCCATTCACAGGCAGAAAGCCGGATTTCTTGGTTGACGTTGGCAGCGCAAGCCACCAGGCGGCCATCCTCGCGCAACAACCAAAGGCGATCGCTTGTCATGGTTCCGCTTTTCCGTTGCACGAGCATGCGCTTGATGTTCGACACCAGATCGTCGCACAAGTCGTTGACCGGATCCGGCTTGAACGCTTCCGACACGGCGTCGTAATTGGTAGCGTAGAGCCGTCCGCCGTCGCGTGAAACGAAATAGACGAGACCTTCCAGAAGTACCGGCTTACAGCCCTTTTTGATGCCGACCTCTGAAGCGCGTACCCAGTTGAGCGGCTTGTTTCGCTCAACGGTGCGGTTCGAAGCGAAGTATTCCGCCCGGTTGGTGAAGGCTAGAAGATAGGTCGCATCGATCACATAGAGGATCGTTTCGGAGGCTTCCGTGCGTAGAGCTTCGAGACGAGCGGCCGCATCGTTCTGGCTCTTGATGTTGATGTCGAAATACTCCCCGATGCGCGACATTGCCATGGCGGCAGGCTTGGCCTTGGGAGCCCAATAGATCGAGCGATCCTGAAAATTCGTCATACCGCCGAAACCGCCACGCATCGCCGAAATAAGCGGTTCGCCGTCAGTCTCACCGACTTGCGAGTGAGAGGAAAGCGCAGAAGCGTCCGACGTATTCACCACATTAACGTCGAAATCGTACTCGCTCCCTTTTAGCACGCCGCCAAAGGTGATTTGGATGCGTCGATAGTTCCCCCCGCCGCCAAGATAAGAAACGTCAACGCCAGCCGAGAAGCCAGGCAGAGCGGCGATCGCGTTTTTGATGTTGGCGCAGAACAGGTTCCAGTTGCCGCTCCCTGGTGCTGCTCCCATCGAAACCGCCTGCGTTGTGGATCCATCAACGACAAGCGAAACAACCAGGTCTTCAACTTCCGACGCCCAGCGAAAGTACACCTCCCACTTGTCTTCAGTTTTGGTGTAGGAGCCACCGAGATCAACATCTGGAATGAAGCTGTAAGGCCAATCCGAGACTGTCCACATCGTATCATTGGTGGCATTGCGCAGCAGTCGGCGACCGGACCAAAGCGACTGGTGGAATATACCGAGCGTGTTAGCTTCGCCGTAAAATTCGAGATCCGGCAAAATCTCAGCTGTAATTTCGGGCATGGCAATTGTCGCGACTTTCACGAGGTCTTGCCGCCAGATCTCGACGGAACCGGCCATGAAGACAAAGGTGTATGCGAGCGAGGAGCTGACCGTCAGCGTCGTTTGCACGCACAGCGCGGCAGGTGCGCCACCCACAAGCATGGATCCGGGTAGCAGCGAGAAGCCACTTTGCATGACGGGTTCAAACCCCAGCATGCGCTTTGCGCCGGAATAATACTGTTTGAGATTGACCTTGCCATAAAGCTTCTCGCTCAACTGGCCGGCATTGGCGGAAGACTTGAACTGTCCAGAGGTGCGCGCCATCAGTATCTCCCGTACCAGGGCAAGTCGCCGCCACCCGCGTTATGAACGGCAGTAAGAGGATCCGACGCCAACAGGGGATCACCCACCGGCTGGCTGGCTTTGTCCTGCGCCATCAAGCGGCCGATCATGCCCCCCGTGCCTTCACGTGAAGGCGTGCCAAACGCCTGGGTGAATTTGTCGTCCTGCAGCTGATTGTCCTGCCATACGGGAACAGCGAGGTACCCGCCCAGCGCTACTACGAACGCGGCACGAAAGGACGGATCCCAATAATCCGGGTCAACGAGGATCTTGTAGACCGAGAACGTGTCCGCCTCATTGGCAAACAGCAGCCCCTCTTCAAGCGCAAAATTGCGCAGTGGCTCCGGCGGCCTGGCCATCGTTTTCAGCGGATTACCAATGCGGTTACCCGCCAGCTCGAAGGCGTAGCGCCAGCCGTTATCTGGCCGCTCGGCAAGGCGCTTGTTGCGGTAAGTTTTTCGGGTAAACGACCAGTCATGCATGCCAAAGACATGATCGATCGCAACGCCCCACGTCGCCTCGATCTGCTCGGATAGCTCGGAGCCATCATCCTCCGAGAACATCGGCCCCGCACCGATACCGGTCAGCGCCTGGTTGATGATCGTCGCCCTGTCGATTGTCATGACACCGCCCAAAAAGAAAACCGTGGCCAGAGGATACCGGCCACGGTCATGTGTTCAGTGCGTCGCGCTACGGGTTAGACGGTCGTATCCGCGACGGTCACATTGCCGGAGGTTGGGACGGCGGTGACGCGCATGCGCACGTGCGTTTGCGTACCACCGCAATCGACCTCCGCGCGGATGACAGAACCCACGGTAAGGTCAGCGCGAGCGTCGTTGAAGTAACCAGGTGCAATGACGACGGCCTTCACGTCGTTGGTCGCATAGGTCAGGAAGCGAATGAACTTCGTCGAGCTGAGCCGGATCGGGCGACCGTCGTTCCGCAGCTGGCTTTTAAGATAGGCCATGAATTGGCTCCATGTTGCAGGGTGGAAAGGGAACCAGGCGGATCCAAGTAACCCGCCCGATAGAGCGCTTAAACGGAGGTGATTGCCTTGTTGATGGCCTTCATGCGGATACGCTTGACGCCTTCCGGCAACAGGCCGACCGAATTGCCGGACAACTGAACCTTCCAAAGGTTTGGCGTGCCCTTGAGCTGCGGCTGCTCATAGGCCTGCATATTTTCCTTGTCCCACTCGATTTCGGAACCCATGGCATCCTTTGCCCAAGCGAAGGTATCGAGATACTTGGTTTCATCGAAAGACTGCTTGTAGCCGTTCGCGTCCACCGGACCAGTGCCATAGGCACCGGTACCGAAGGTGAAGACGCTATCGGGCAGCGCCATCATGTGGACGCCGTTGTAAGTCTTTTTCTTGACTTTCGAACTTTTGGCGAACGGAAGATCGCCTGGCCCCTGATAGTCCGAGCTGGAAAACTGCTTGTACACCATCAACTGGTCGAACCAGCTGTAGGGCATCGGCCAGAAGATGTCGTCTTCCGCACCCGACGCATGCAGCCGGCTGGTCACATACATCGCTGTATCCAAATCGATGCGCGCAGATCCGTCGCCGATCGTCTGGACAACGGTAGGCTGGTCAGTGAGCGCCGTCGCGCCAACTTCCGCGAAGTTGTTGAGCGCATTGAATTTGAGCTCATCGCGCTTGTTGCGCACGGTGCGCGACATCAGTTTGGAAAGCGCGTCTTCCTGGCTGGGACCGGTTTTGCGCACGTCCTGGGCACGGGTCAAAGCAGTCGCCTCGAAGTCGCGGACCTTCAACTCGACCATGTCGAAGTTGATTTCCGAGATATCGACATCCTGCACCGCGCCGGAAAGTTCATACATCTGGATGACGCCACCAACGACGGGGAACTTGATGAGGCCTGCGCCGCCTTCGCCGCGCGTCATTGTGTCGTCCAGGTAGCCGCCTTCAGCAGCATAACGAACGCGGGTCTTGTCGCGAATTTTTTCGATAAACCATTTTTCAATCGGCATGTTGAAACCTCAAAGGAGTGATGGACGAAATCACCGTGAGGGCCGATTAGCCAGGCAACGCCGGGTCCGGTGAAGGATAGCCAGCGTGTCGCCTAGGTCGCTCCCGTCCGGTAGCAGGCAAATCATGCCAGCGGGCGGGAGCCGTTCAGTGCGTCAGCTAGGATATTGAAGTTTATAATCAGCCTGCAGCTTGTCGTAGGAAGCCTGGCTGAATTCCTTGTGGCCCCAGGTGTTCTCAGGAAGCGCCGATCGACGCGCGAGATCCGCCTTGGGATCCGGATTGGTACTGGAGCCGCCACCCTGCATGCTCGGCCCGTTTTGGTTGGAACCGCCGGACACTTGGCGCATCCACTCGAAAACGCGATGGCCTTTCGCGCTGTCTCCCAACATCGCCTTTGCGAATTCAACATCGTCTTTTGCAAGCCCGCCCTGCTCGGCCGGCTTGGCGGCCACGGCGTCGAGGAAGGCGAAGTTATCATTCATTCGTTTCTCGACCGCCTGCTTTTGCTCAGCATCCGGCAGATGTTTGGCAACATCCGGCACGAGCTCGGCGCGCTCGGCCTGGACGTTCACGACAGGCTCCATGAGGCCCATCTCAGCCGAGACAGAGATAAATTCCTTCATCAGCCCCTGAAAATGCGGAACAGGGATCTTGTTCTGCAGGGCGAACTCCTGCAGCCGCTGGGTCAGCGGATCCGCGCTGATCGTCTCCAGGTGCGGCTTGATCGTGTCGGGAATGTCGCCCTCGAACTTCGAATAAGCATCGGCCGTCTCAGGAACCTTGTTGGTCGCATCGCGATCGCGATACCCGTCAAGCGCCTTTTTCATGTTGTCGATGGTTTCATTGTTGCTCTTGCCGAGCATGTGATCGGCAAGGCCTTCCGGCTTGTAGATATCGCCGCCTGACGAGCTGGAACCGCCAGATGCAGTCGCAGCGGCGGCAGCTGCTGCAGCCGCGTCGTCGCCGCCAGCAGCACCGCCATCGCCGCCGCTCGCGCCGCCGGTCCCGTCGCCACCGCCACCGCCGCCACCTTCGCTGTTGAACAGGGCGTAATCAAAAAAGTTTATGCGCGCCAAGATATGACGGTTCATGTGCCAGCTCCATTCTGGTTTCGTTTGTACTCGACGAGTTTTGCGCCATGGCCGACAGCTGCAAGCACAGCCTCGCCGACGCCGTTAATTCCCTGCCGCGTCGCTGTGTTAAGCGCTGTTTGCTCGAACGTTTGGCCAGTCGCACGAAGTGGGAGACGAAGGGTGATATCCATCAACCATTCGAACATTTCGCGGCCTTGCGGTGTGTGATAGAGCCCGTACATGAAGCGGGCGAGATCATCCGCCGGCTGCAGTGGAACATCCTGCAGCTTCGGCTTGAACAGCGCATCGATGCCCTCCCAGCCGTCGCTGTTGTTCATGGTGGCTTCTAGCAGATCCAGAGGCTGGCCCGCTCGCGCGGGTATGAACGGACCCGACATTATGCGGCCCTCTTCATATCGGCCATCGCAAGATCCTTGATCACGCCTGGCCCTTGCTTGGCCATCTCGGCGGCCGCCATGGCTGCCATCTGCTGATCCTGCGCGGCCTTGATATCGGCAAGAACCTGCTTTTTCTCGTCTTCGGACGGGATCAAGTCTTTTTCGATCTGCAAGCCGTCGGCGATGCGATCCATCACCTTGTCCTGGTTGAGATAGAGATCCTTCTTCTCAGGTCCGGCGAAGGCCAAGACGATGTCATGATAGTTCGCGATCGAGGCGATGCGATCGGCATTAAGCGCCGCTTGCATCGGCGAGCGCACGCTAACCGATACCAGAAGATCATCCACTTGCTGCAGGCCTGGCAGCATTCCGAATTCCATCAGGATCTCGGCGACGCGCGGAACGACGATCGGCATGATTTCGCGGACGAGGCGACCGAATGCGCCAATGTGGATGTTTGCGCGCTGCTGCAGGCGGGCCGTCATCTCAGAAGCCGAACGCGGCGTGCCCTCATAGTCCGGCAAGCGCGTATCGAACATGGCTTGCTTGATCTGGCCCTGCAGATCTCCGATCAGCATCTGCGCAACATTCATGCTGCCCGACGCTGGATCCAGCCGCTGCACATCCGGTCCGAGAACGCCGCCAGTGGATTGCATCGCCCACATTTCGCCAGGGCCAAGACGGACGGTGTTCGGGTTGAACGTACCGCCGGCGCGATAACCCCAGATGCCGAGCATGTTGATGGCCGCAGATTTGAGCGAAAGCTCCTGCGCCTTGTTCAGCGTCTTGATGGTCGGCAACGCCGTGAGGATCACGCCGCGCCCATAGGCTTCACCTGGCACACGGTAGTAACGCGGGATCGCGATCGGCTGGGTACGATAGCGCTCATGCGCGATGAGCTCGACCGAGCTATCCAGGCGCGCACCAAAGTGCCACCCGCCGTTTTCCCGCCCGTCCGCCCACCAATCCTGGTAGATGGTGAAGAGATTTGACGGCTTGGTTTTGGCCTTTTCCTTGAAATCTTCCGGGAAGCGGCCACGAGGCCAGGCATCTACGATTTGATCAGCTCGAAGCTCCTGTTTCCAGGACACGAGATTGACGCGGCCATAAGCGTCCGTCGATATCGCCAGCTGATCGAAGGGAATGCACGCGAACATGACAGGGCTGCTCGGCGTACCCTTGACGGGCAAAAGCGCACCGGTGCCAACGGCAAGATCGATGCACATTTCATGGATCGCGGTATCCCAATCACCCGCCAGGAAGAACGGATGAATGAGGCTGGACGTGTGAGACAGCTCACGATCGAAAGCCTTGCGCTCGGCCTTATCCAGCGCCATCGCGGCAAGAGGTCCGGTCTGCAGCTCGAAGGTAGATTGCCCAGCCGGGAAAAGATCGCGCTGCAGGTTGCCGGCGAAATACATGGCCGACATAGGCGCGGTCATGTCGAAAAGACGATCAGGCCCGCGCGCCCTTCCGTTGGCGCCACCGCTTGGCCGGCGCATCGGCACGGCAAAGTCGTAGGCCTCCTGGTAGATCGGCGTCCAATGAGCACGCGCGCCCCAGGTGTTGGCGACGCGCGATTTCAGAGTTTCGATATCGACCCGAAAATCTCCATCCATCAGGCAAGCACCGAGCTGGAGCTGGAAGTGTCCGCGCCGCCGTCCTCGAACAAACGACGGCCGCGAGGAGCCCGCCGTGTCGCGCCGATCGCGGACTTGCTTCGGTTCGCCTCGGCCAGCTGACGGTCATTCGCAACACGCTGCAGCTGGCGGCTCTCCTCCTGCTGCTTCTTCGCTTCTCGCTCGGCCTTCTTGTCGCCGCCCCCAAAAAGTCCGCTTGCTATCTTGCCCATGATCTTCCCCGCACATTGTCCAAAGGGAACCACCCGCATGACGAAAGCCAACCAGGCGAGCCATCCGCACGCCGTTAAGGTTGTTTTCGGTCACATAGGTGATCACGGTCTGATTTTGCGCGAAGGCCCGTAGCGTCAAATGCGCATACCGGCAGAGCTCTCGCATGCGCGCCCGCGCGTGAGGCTCGATCGCAAGGCAAAATTCCCACCGCCCGTCATCGAGCGGCAAGAGATAGGCGACGGCAAGCAACTCGCCGGCAGCATGCAACGCAACGCTCTCGCCATTCGATCTCTGCCATATCGCCGCCTTACGCGCGAGCGCACGCGCACCCGCGCACGCGAGGCAATCCGTCCAGTCGGCCGGACTGGTCGCGATCACACGCTCCATACGTCGAAATCTCCGGGCCGCTGCTGTTGCTGGCCCTGGCTTCGGAGCAGTCGCTGATCCTGCAGGCTGACAACGCCGGCGGGAAGCGTAGAGGTCACACCATGCGCAACCACATTCGAAAGGCCGATGTAGCCGAGCCGGCGATATTGCTCAGCATCATGCGGGTGCGAGTAAGCGTTTTTGACGACGGCCAGCTTGTCGGTACCGCCGACGGTCGCTTGTTTGGTCAGCTTGTAGTGAGCCGCAAACCCGCCCAGGATCATCCTGCATCGCGGGCTAACCAGATAAGCCGGGATCCGACCATCGATCATTGTTGTAAGACCCATTCTCACGGCGTCATGACGCACACCGGGTTCGTTCGAAGGTGCCGGCATGATCGGGAAACGGAGCGTCTTCTGCACTGTGAGGGCGAAGTTGAACTCGCCCGTCTCGCTATCGCCGCCGTAGAAAATCGCAGGGTCGCCGTAAATCCCGATGATCGGCAGTCCGGGAAATTCGCTCATCAGCAGATCGAGGAGCATCTTGGAAAACCGCGTCGGACCGGTACCAGGATCCGTGACGAGCTCGGCCAGCAAGCGATCTTGTCCATTCGCCTGCGGCTGGCCAATCGTTGCAGACGGCGAGCCGCCGCCATCGATGCCGATCGTGATGCCGCGACCAGGCGTCGGAGCTAGAATTTCATCGGCTTTGTGAACCGTCTCGTTGTACTCCGGATAAACCGGCTTTCCGTCCTGGGCGTAGCCAGGGAGCCCATGCACCATGCGTCGCGAAAGATTTTCGGACATGGCGCGCAGGTCCATCTCGTAAGCGGATCGAGGACGGCCGATGCGGTTTTCGGCGTTGGCGTCGAGGCCGCCCGGCTGGCGGAAGAAATTATAGGCCGGGTTCTTTTTCTCCGGATCTTCCCAGCCGAGTTCTTTCAGCAGCGGGTGATCCACATCCGGCGGGTTCATGTCGCCCCAGAACATGCGCGGAAGGGTGATTTCGGTATCGTCAACCGTCATGCCCATGCGCCGCATCGCCTCGCGCCCGTCACGCGAAACTCGATCGAGCTCCGATGGCGCTATGTCCTTCACCGGCGGATATCGGCCCGTACGCATAAACAGCGCGCCCGGAACTTCAGGGCTCATCATGTCGACTTCGTTGCCCCAGGCCATCGAGACTTCGTAACCCTTGACGAACTGCATCACGTTGCTGTCCGCGATCGCGCCCGTTTCGAGCGTGAATTCGACGATGACCTTGTCTGCACCGCGCCAAGCTTCCCAGACCAGGTGATGACGGACGGGCCGATCCTGGCCGCCCTCATACCCCTTGTCGGGCCGTTGCCAAGGGTGGCCGACCGGAAACATTTCGTGCCAACTGGCGAGAGCCGTTCTGGCGAAATCGCGGTATGTGTCGCGAACGCAGATCAGCTTCACGCGCACGCGCCCGTCACGACAAACCGGCATGTACGAGGCGGCCAGGAGCGGACCCTTGATGCAACTCGCAACCGTTTTTCCGGAACCAGCTGGCCCCATGATGATATCAATCGGCCCCCTGGACTTGATGAAAGCCGAACCAACCGGACCAGGCGGCCGGTAGCTGGTGATATCGATATTTCCCATGACCCTTGAACCCTTTCGAAACCCAAAGCCCGCGCGCCCGCGCCCCGCCTGGTTTCGGAAAGATTAGTTTCGCCGCACCCTCGTTCAGTCGGGCAAATGGCAAATGGCCGTGTGTGTGAGGCGAGACACCCATACCGGGGGGCCGAAGGCCCCTTTCCAAAGTGATGTCGCGGGCGCATGCCCGCGTCCGCTTGATACCACCCTCACCAGGCGCACCGAGGCCAGCCGGTTTCCCGCGCGCGCGAGGCCGGAAACCAAACTCGCCTACTACTCTTTCAGCAGTGAGCTATTCAATGGTTTCAAAACGTTAGCCGCCGTCCGACATGCGCACTATTTGGTCGGACGATTAAGCCGTTGATTTCATTGATCCGGCGCATCAACCGCCGTCAGGTCCAATGCGCTCTTGTCGTCGCGCCGTTCTGTCGGCATCTCGCCGATCACCATCACGCCCATGACCTGCTTGCTGACATGGACTTCCTGCGGCTTCTTCGCGTGGAAGTATGGCATCAACTCGGCGTTGGCCTTCATGATCAACGCCAGGGCGTCGGCAGGCGTCATGCTGTCCTCGATGATGTCGCCTTTGTTCGGGCCTGACGTGACCTTGCGCGGCTGGGAAAGCTCCTGCGCAAGGTCTACCGGATCCGCGTTGGCCAGGTCAGCGAGGTTCAACGCTGGATCTCGATAGCCCATAGTCAGCAGATAGTTGGCCAGGTCAGCCGATCGGCGGTTCTGCGAGCCTTTCGGTCTCCCCCGCGCCCGCTTGGCGGTATCCATGATAGACGCGACATGCCTCACCGGACCGCCGAAAAGGCAATGGTCGCCGTCTGGATCGGCAAGCAAGAGCGATGGCTGGTCGGGCTCTTCACGCTCGCCCGCGACCGCCTGGGCGAGGCCAGCCATGGCAACTTCCGTCAGCGCAGCCGCCGATCCGACCTTCGCCGCGCGCTCGGCGGAAATTTCGGGCGGCGTGTGTGCCTCTTTCAGCCCCTGATTTTGCTCATCTTCGGCGCTCATCGACTATTTCCCTATTTGTTTATTCCGGTTGCCTTGGATCGATCTTGCCAACCGCTGCCAACCGTTTCGCCAACCGGGATTTTGCAAGAAAAACAGATGCATATATCCATCGGTTACCGAGTTACCATCAAATCATCTTCCTCGCGTATATGCGCGCGCGCGTAAAAAACCTTCATTTATGGGCAACTCGCCAACCGTCAAAATAAGCCTCTGTTTTTGTTGATTTATCGCGGTTACCGGAGCGGCAACCGGTTGGAAACCGTTGGTAACCACCCGCACCCGGCTGGGGCGACACACCCCGCGTCGATGACGGTATGACGCCTCGCGCCGGGTTCATTGCCCGTATCGCTGGTTTTTCGTGGCTGGTGGGATGGTGCAGCGCGTAGCGCATGCCCTCGCGCCAGCAGAATGCAGCGTTCGCGTGGGGCCGTCCGCGCTTCACACGCTCTGGCTTATCGTGGGTGAGCGGCCACGCCGTTGCATTTCTCGTGTCGCGTTACGCCGCGCACCGTTCAATGAGGCCGCGCGGACACCGTTTTGAAAGCTCCGGGGCGGGGGAAATGAAGTTTAATGCGGGGGGCAAAGGGCGAGGGAAAATGACGCGATTAGAACAGGGTGAGGGTCAGCGCTTTGATGCGGCGATGGCCTTGCAGCGATCCCAAAAGGCTTCGCACTTTTCGGTAGCCAGGCGCGCGTTATCAACCCAGCCTGTATTCGGCGTGGGCGGGCTTCCATTGAAGGGCATGGGGTACCAGCCAGCCCATTGCCACTTGCCCTTTGTAGGTCCGTGGTGCTCTTTCCTGATGCGCCCTATAGTTCGGCCGCCGTCGTAGCCAGTCCAGTCATACTTGGTCGGCGGATCGTTCGCGTCGAGCTGTGTTTGTTTCCAGAGGTATTTAGGTTCGTAGCGATCGGGCATGGGCAAGCAACGCTGCGGCCGCTGTGACGTTCCTGCAGGCATGCAAAAGCCCGCTGGCAGCAGCGCAGCGGGCTTGCGGAAGGCTCGGTAGCTGGAGGGTCTACTCCACCCCTTCCATACGATCGTCGTATCCAACCAGGTCGACGAGTGTAACGGTCTTCGCCAGGCGGTTTATCTTGACAGTCTTGTCAGCCTTGCAAAGGTTGCGCGGCACGATCGACGCCGGCGCTTGTTTCAGCGCTAGCGTCCAGCCGCCGTGATTGAACTCGCTATCGGCAAACACCCGGTTGAGATTGTCATCTGAATGCGGGACGGCCAGCGCATAGCCTTTGCACGGCTTACCTTTCTCTCGAATGCCGAGCCCGATCAGCGCCAGGCGGGCGCGGGCGTCCTCAATGAGCATATCCGACCGCTGGTCGTTCTCCAGCGCCTCGATGATGCCGCCAACCGTCTGTCGCTCACCGGCCTTGTAGGCGTCCACCTTCGCGCCCATAATCTTTTCGATGACCTCTTGCCATTTCGGCGTCTGGTCGGCCCTGTCGGCCGCTGTGGCCGCTTCTAGGGTCTCAACCAACATATCCAGGTCGAGGCGCGCTCCCTCTGCAGTCGGATCCGCATGCAAGCCGGCATCGATGAGCCCGGTTTCTCCCACCAGCAGCTCAGCGCAGGCCAGCACCGTGCCGTAGGTGTCGATCGCGCGCGGATCGAGGTTCAGGCGACGATCGGAAAGGATCTGCCGCCACTTTGGCAGAATGTGCCAGTGATAATCGTGGTAACCGTCCATCACCTGGCGCAATATCATTCGGCCCCACTCTTCCTGGATGAGCGGCTGTTTCGCGTTGCCATCCTTGTCCAGGGCGTTGAGGTTCAGAATGATCATGCGGGTTCGGTCCTGCACGCCAAGGTGTGGATGCAGGATGGCCGAGAAGATGAACGACGATCGCAGTTCGAATTCCGTGCCGTCACCATTGGCACCGCCGCGATATCCTTTCGCGCCGGAATAGGATTGGCGGGCAAGCTCGATGATGCTCTGTTCTTTCTGACCGTTGGCCTTGCGCTCGAACTCGTCGACGGCAACCGGCCGGCTGTCCTGGCGAATGTTCTGATAGATGCCGGCGGCCGTCGTGTTGGCGGTGGAATAAAGCGCGGATCCGAAAAGAGCGCGCAGGATCCCGTGCAGTGTCGATTTACCGGTACCAGCGCCGCCCATGGTGAAAAGGATCGGCCGCACGTCCAGCGCGCCGGAAAGGAAGGCCGAGCCGATCCAGCCCAGGAAGAAAATCGGGTCGATATAGGGCCGTTCCCACTTCCAGCTTTTGAGATCCTGCAGGATGACATGCGCCGGACTATCATATGCGCCGACATGCTCCCGCCACGGGTGGATCGTGTCATTGTCCTGGGCGTAGAAATAGCCGTCATATTCGCTCGGCTTGGCTTCCTGCAGCTGCCAGGCGGTGGCCCGGTTTTCCTTGTCCGTCTTCACCTCGACGGAAAACAGCTTCTTGCCGCTGTGCCAAATGAATTTGTCCTGTGCCTTCCAGCCGCCACGGCCGCGCACGTTGCTTTGCGGATCGAACAAACCTTTCCGGCCGGCTTCACCCATGATGGCGGTCCAGGCCTGGTCGCGCTGAATGCGCTCGACCTTTGGCGGAATGATCTCGCCGCTTTCCTTGTCTTCCTTTGCCTTGCCCCAGGCCGGCCAGGCCCAAAACACATAGTTGACGAACGGCGCGAAGATCCGCAGCAGCGTAGGCAGATCATGGCGCGTGATCGCTTCCATCTCGCCGATCGCGTTGATGACATAGATCACATCGCCCTTTTTGCCGAGCACGGTAATAGGGCAATCCGGCGGCATGTTGTGGTGCGGCGCGCCGTTCCATTGCCCGGCCTTGATACCATTGCGCAGCAGATTAGGATCTGGATCGGAATGCTTCTGCACTTCGTTGATAGCGGCCAGCGCGTCGGAGAATACCGCCCGTGTGCCTTTTTCGCCCGCTTGTATGATTGATTTCTTCGCCATGTCCGCCCAGCATCAGTATGAGAGAAACCGCCGCGCCTGGCTTAGGCGCGGCGGGTATTCGGCTATTCGCCTTCGTGTTCGATTTGGAGCTTTGAATAATCGTCGGTCGGACCGACCAAAAACATCCAGTAGAACCAATCTACGGCCTCGATGATCATTCGCGGATCGCAGCAGAAGGCTTCTGCAGCAACAGCGACCGTCGAAGGCTTTCCAGCCTCACGGTTTCGAATGGCCCAAACCTGCAAGGCCGTCGCGAAGGTGTTGATCCCAACTTTTCCGGTGTCATGGTCCCACCCTTCACCGTGCTGCGCAAAGAACTCGCTCACCATGGCCACTTGTCCAAAGGACCGTCAGCTGGCTCCATATTCGTTTCGTCGATCGGCACGCCCCTGGGCGTGGGCGTCTCTGCAGCCTCGGCCGCACGACGGGCTTTGATCTCGTCTGCACAAGCGTCCAGGTCACGCAGCACGGAGGCGAAGGCCTTAAAGGCGATGCTTTCAGGCAGGGTCAGTTCTGGCGACTGACGATGCTTGGTGATGACGAGGTGGTGCGCCATCACTTCCGGCGTTGCATGATCGCCGATTTTGCGGACGAGCTCGACGAGCTCCTCCGTGGCGTCGATCGTCAAAACTGGATCTTCGGTCGGCTCGCCGTCTTCCAAGATGGATCGAGCATTGTCGACCGTGCCGTGAACTCCGTTGAGGATCGCCCAGGCAAAGAATGCGACGACTTCACGCGGATCCGCATCTTCGGCAAAATTCGCCAGACGGCCGCGCTTTTCCTTCGCATGAGCCAGCGCAGCATTAAGATCGCCGACGATCTCGACCGGGCTCAACTCCGGCACCCAATCCTTGAACGGGCCTTCCTCGCGGGTCAGCTTGCGGATCTCGTGCTGCAGGCCTGCGCCGATCGCCGCCAGGTCGAGGACGGTTCGCAGATCCTTGCCGATCGGCGATTGCAAAGCCGCCTGCAGTTCTGCAGATGCCCGCATGCCGTCGATCATTTCTTCCACATAGACGAAGGTATGCAGCGGGCCATCTGTCGGCTGGCCATTCGCCAGGCTCACGACTGGCGAACCCTCCAGGCATTCAGCATGGCAGGTGCCTTCCTCGATGTCAGTGGAGCAAAAGTCGCTCGGCTCGAAGCCGCCGGCGCAAATGGGGCAAGTCGGCTCGATGTCGTCGCCGGCGTCTACTTCTTCTCCAGCACTTCCGCCAGCGGCAAGCTCGGCGGTTGCGGATACGCCCTGGTCACCCCCAGCATCGCTTTGAGCATCGCCTGATCCATCTGGTTCTGAACCCTCTGGCTCAGATCCTGCGACATTTGCTGAACCGTTTCCTCCAGCGTCAACGTGCCCGGCGTCAGAATTTCCCCGTGCAGGATCCGCTGATTGTCCTCCAGCATCTGCTGATTGCTCTCCAGCATCGCCCTGGTGACGCCCGTTCGTTTCATTATCTCCCATTTCAACTCCTCCTGCTGTTGCATGATCGCCGTCGCTGTCGTCGGCGCCGGCGGCCAAATCGGCTCTAGCTGTCTCGCCTCCGGTATCGGTTGCCGTCTGTGGTTCTTCGGCTCCATCGATCACGCTCCCCTGGTCAAGCTTGTTGACGCCATCAACTGCAACCAGCTCGCCCGCAACTTCCGTCGCAGTGTCGCCGGCGGAAACAGGTTCTCCGCTATCGCTTGTAGAAGTCGCGTTTGCCGCCACGTCTGCAGGCTTTGTGACGCTTCCTTGGTTTCCATTTGACTGCCTTCTTCTTTTCGCCATGGTCTTTCTCCTGTTCACTCCATGCCCAGCGCGGCCATGTAGGTTTGCAAAATGGTTTCTTCCTCGATGCGCTGATTGGGATCCTTCCGCCGCAGGCGGACGATGCTCTTGATGGCCTTGGTGTCGTAACCCAGGCCTTTGGCCTCGCCGTAGACATCGGCCTTATCTTGGTTGATCGCTTTGCCTTCTTCTTCCAGGCGCTCGATGCGCTCGACGATCTGGCGAAGTTGGGCTGCTCCGACGCTATCGGTGTTGTGTCCGATCTCGCTCACGGCTTGCCCCGCAATTCCTTGCGCAGCTCCTCGACACTGATGCAGATCCGATCGGCAAGCAGGGCCATAAGCTCTGGCTCTTCCCCATCCTGCGTAAGAATGACTGTCCGCTTACCAGCTCCGGCCATCCAGCCGAGCTCCAAATGCGCCGATCGGCCGCAGGGAAGGACGAGAACGCAGGTGTCAGCCCAGCGCATCGCGTTGAAGTCAGCCATGAAGCCTTGCGCCGCACGCGGATGCGTCAGCAGAGCGTTGCGATAATCTTCCGCGCTGCAGGGCACGTCTAAGCCGATCTCCGGCCAGGCGAACCCGGTGCTGTGTGGAGGATTGCGGAAGTCGTAGACCTCGTGTCCGTCGTCACGCAGCAAACCCACAAGCCAAGGCTGGTGAGGATTGCGCCAGGACGACGCAACGTAAATTCTGCTCATCATTCATCCCCTTTCATGAGGTCGTTGAAATCGTTGCCCAGATAGCTCTCCATCTCGGCGATCGGCTTGCCGTGCTGGGCCAGCGCCTGCAGCATGTCGGCGTATTGTTTTTCGGTGGTCTTGTGCTTGAACTGGTCTTTCAGCACGATCACGGCGCTGACGCAGGGCAACCAGACAGGGGCGCGCATCATGCCGGCGAGACTGCCGCCCGCCCAGGCGCGCGCCTCCGGAGCCGTGCGCGCCACGGAGGCAGTCGTTTCAAAGCCTTCACCGAGCAACAGCGGGTGTGCCTGGCGCGCCGTTTCCGGCGGCTCGCCTTCCGGCCCGTGGCTGATCCGGATAACCGCGCCCATGGCTTCGCCAAACATCACCTTGGCGCTTTCATCCTTTGAAACCGGAAGCTTTTGCGGCCCGAGCGGCGAAAGAAATGTCATGTGGCAGGCCGCGATCTGGCCGGTGGCCAGGCGCATGGCAGAGAACACGGCCGGATATTTCGGCCCTTCCTGGATCTTGATGCGCCGGCCGTTCTCATGGCGGAACTGCGCGCGTGCCCAATACTCCTGCGCCGGCGCAAAGCGGCACGTCTGCAGATCCCGGTTCGGAATTGTCTCGAGCGGAATACTGCGCGCCGCGAAATAGGCGCGGGCATGGGCCTCGGCCGCAGAATTTGCGCCATCCTGAAAGCCGGTATTCCAAAGCCGTTCCGCGCTGTTCATCCGCTTCAAGCGGTTGCGCTCGGCATTCTGCTCGGCCTTCTGGCGTTCCTCATCGGCCCGGCGCGCCATGTCGCGGCGCTGCTCTGCAGAGAGCGATCGGAAACCGAGAAAATCCCGCGACCAGTCCATGCCATCTTTGAAGTCGCCGCCAGTGAGATATTGCACCAGGCCGATCACATCGCCCTTTTCACCAGTGCGCCAATCCTTCCAGGCTCCCTTGTCGCGATCCAGCGCCACCTTGAATTCTGGTGTCTGGTTGTAATCGCCGGTGATAGGGTTATGGGAAACCCATAGCCGCCCCTGCTGGCGTCCATCTGGCAGCAGCCGGCGGCAGACTTCGCCAATGCGATCTTTCAAAGCCTGTTTGATTTCGGGGAGATCGGAGCGGTTCATGCTGCAGCCTTTCTCGTCTTTTCAGCGAGCAGATCGGCGTAGCGGCCATGAATGCTGTCCACATCCAAACAATCGGAATTGAAGCTGTAGAGCGCGCTAACCTGCTGGCGAACGGAGGCGAGGATTTCCGCCTCTTCATTGGTCAGCATGCGCAGTGGCCAGCCGCTGACATAGAGCATGTCTTTCGTGATTTGCTTCTCGATCGAGGCGCGCTGCGAGGCCTTTGCCTTAGCGGCCGCGAGCTCGCTTCTCATCTGTTCGGTCAGGATCTCCGGAGCGATATCACCGAGCCACCGCGAACCTTGAAATGCAAAGCCGCTATTGATCTCCAGGCGCACCATGCGGCGGAATAGGCCGTGGCCCTCCGGCTGTTTCGCTGCAGCAATCATGTCTGCCAGGCTGGACATGATGCACCAACGGCAGGAAACGCGGCTCATTCCGAAAACGCGGTAAGCCGGGTGCGGCTCTAGTCCGCTGTCGTCGATAAGGGAAAAGACCTGGTCAACAGTCAGGTCGATGATCGGCCGCCAAGTCCAGATGCGGCCGGTTCGTTCCAGGTCGGCGACGGCCTGGCGCGATCGCGCAGGGCTTTCCTCACGCCGAACGCCGGTAACGTTGATGATCGTCTGACCTTTGAAACGCCGGTTGAGCTCGGCACAGATGACCTTTGTCTTCTGCTCGGACGTGCAAAAGCGCATGCCGGGCGTGGACCAGCACGGGACAAGCGTAACAGTGCTCAGAACCTCGTATCTTGTTCGGCTGGAGATCCACCGGCTTTCCCAGCGCTCCATCAAGCCGCCGCCCTTGCGCTGAACCGTCACCACGTCGCATTGCAAATGATGCGCCAGCTCCAGGCAGATGCGCAGGCTGTCTTTCCACTCGACCATGCCGAGATCCGCATGGATCAGGATGCGGGGCCCAGCGTGGCCGAGCTTATCGAGATGCCGAAATGTTGCCAGCGCCGCAGCCTGGCTGTCTTTGCCACCGGAAACCCCGATCGCCACCGGCGCATCACCGCGGAGCAGTTCTTCGACGATAGGATGAGTGGCAACCTGCATCACGCCAACTCCTCCTCTTTCGGAAGATCGACGAGCAGATTGCGGAAGACATCGAGGCGACTTTCATCCAGCGGGCGGAAGCGGCTTGCGGCCCAAGCAGGCTCTCTCATTGCGCCTGCGTCGTGGAGAACAGCAGGGTTGATGATTTCACAAAGCCGTATCGGGATCTGCATCACGCCCTCAAGATCAGGGTGAGGAGACGAGACTTCGCGAACGGTGTAGACGATCGAGCGCTGCGGCAACGCAACGCCGAGTGCCAGTGCCATGGCGATTTGCTTAGGATCGTTGTAATCGCGGACACAGACGACCCGCATTCCAGGTGTGATCTCCCAGCTCATGCTTGAAAAGCCTCCTCAACGTAGGCAAGGGTCGCTTCCAGCTCTGGCTGGTCGCGTTCTTCGCCGAGCTCTTTCAGCAAGACGCATATCGTGGCCTTTGAAACGCCGACTGCGCGGGCAAGCTCGGCTTGGGGAATGTCCAAATATGTAGACGTGATGTAGAGCGCGAGGCGGCGAAGCCGCGCTGCTCTCATCCACTGCGGATCCGCAGTCGCCCGCTTGGCGGGATCTGCATCAAGGATGAAGCTCGGCTGCACCTGGGAGGATTGCGCCACCAGCGCCACAGCCAGGCGATAGGCTCTTAAAGCGGCTCCGCGTTCCGGGTATTGCGCGGAAATCTCGCGGCCTCGGCCCTCGATCGACTTGTTGCGTTTCAGCTGTGCAAGCGCAATGCGCAGTCGGTTCACCGTGCGCGGTGTCAGCGGCCGACGCCCGGTGCGTATCTGGTAGAGATATCGCGCGTCCAAACCCGCTGTGCGGATCACATCACCTTCCGGAAACCCGGAAGCGCGGATCGCCATATCTACATCGACAATCGAATTCACTTTCAGCCCCTGCAAGCAAAGGCCGGACGCAATACAAACCGGCATCATCATAGAATTTAGGCCACGGCCGCCAGCTCGGGCGGCGCAACATCGGCGCGTTTCTGCGCCTCGCGATGGTCTGAAAGACCAGCAAGCGTCAGCACTCCGCCGGCAGATGGCGCGGCATAGATGGAAACAAAGCCCTCGCGGCGCATGTAGAAACAGAATTCCGCCCCTGGCCAACCACGACGGCCAGCCTCTTCGACGAGGTCCGCCACCAGCTTCTTGTGAAACTCGCGATTGGCTTCCAGTTCGTCCGGCGCTTTCCCGCCCGCGCATATCAAAGTGTCAGTCAGGCCGAGCGCAGTGGCATTGGCATCAAGCTGCTCAATCCAATTTTGTCCCAGGATCATGAGCTGGCCGTCCCTTCGCGCATTTCTTCCAGCGCGGTGGCCTTTTCTTCAATGAGCGCAGAGAGAGCATCATCGAGCTTCTTGAGTGTCTTTTCCGACAGGGTGCGACGGCCGCTCTTGCGGGCGGTGTAGGTCGTTTCGTGAACCTCCGCGCGGGCGCAGAGCGTCTTCTGGTCGATGCCAGCTGCTGCGCGCTTTTTTTCGATTTCGGAAAACATGCAAATCACCTTGTCATCTGATTTGCTTAATGTGATAAGCGAAATTGCTTATTCTGCAAGGTGTATTTTAGTGACTGCGTTAGCGCCACACAGAATTAGTTTTGCGCGTATGGCACTCGATCAGCGCGAAACGAAAGAATGGATCAAAGCGGTGGCGCGGCACTTAAACCTGTCGCCGTCTCAGCTCGCCCTCAATTCGAGCATGGCAGCGTCCACCCTCACGCGCTTCCTGAATGACAACAGCAACACTGTTGGCATCACCCAGGCGTCGCTTGAGAAGGTCGCCAAATATTCAGGCTTCCGCCCGCACCAGATGCCGGGCCGAGCTCGCGTTGGCATGGCCGAGCCCGACACCATCCCGCTGCAGCACGATAACACCGACTGGCCTAAGTGGGTTCGAAGTGCCGTTGACGCTGCCAAGGACGGTAAGAACGGCGTGGAAGCCTGGGTGATGAAGGGTGCAGCGCTTGACGGGATTGGCGTCATGCCTGGGGATATCGTGCTAATAGACCAGAATGCGCGCGCCAGCAGCGGCGATGTGGTGCTTGCTCAGATAATTGATCTGGCAACGGGCAGCGCTGAAACAGTCATGCGCCTTTACCAGGCTCCCTTTATCACGACCCATAGCATGCGCCTCGGCCCAGGGCGTCCGGAACACGTTGACGAAGATCGTGTGTCGATCGCCGGCGTCCGCGTTGGCCTGATCCGCTGGGAACACTGACTGTCGCATACTGAATATTTCACGTAAACTTAGCACCGGTGCAGACGAGGCGCTTTGCCACGCAATTTTGCACCGGTGCTGACCACTTGGCGCGCTCGAATTCCGCCACGGTGCGGCTTTGCGCTCGCAGCTACAATTTTGCACCGGTGCTGTTCTAGCCACCTAGCAGCCCTCAAAGCCACAACCAGACACATCCAAGGCGTGCTGCGCAAAACCGTTGCAACGCGCAAGATGCTTACTGCGTCGTCATCATCGCAAATCGCGCTTGCTACAATAAGCAATTTCGCTTATTGATTTGCATCGTTGCAAAGCAATGGGAGACGCGAAACATGCTCCATCAACCCACGGCCTATATGCAGGCCCAAGAAATAGCCGATGCACTCGGCATGGAAAGATCTACGTTCCTGCGCAAGCGGAACGGTTTCATCATCAATGAAGGCATGCCGGCACCACTGCCAGGTCATTCCCTTCGCTGGCATCGCGCTGGCGTCGAAAAGTGGCTGGCTCAGTACGGCGAAGTAAAAGCCCGCGCCATGCGGGGCAGCGGTTCCATGATCCGCATCAGCCTCGATCGCGAAGCGCTTACCGCCGCTTATGCGGGGAGTAACGCGGCATGAGCGACGTTCTCAACCAGATGGAAGCGCGACTGCAGGCGGTCACCTCTTGCCCGGTCTGCCAGTCGCGCCGGCTCGAATACTGGCGCGCGGAAGAATTCGGCCCGCCGATCGACGATCCGGACGAGCTGCTGACGTTACCGCAGCAAGACGATAAGGCAGCATCGCGCTTCTGGTGCGGCGCGATCCTGTTTCTAGGCAAAAGAGAAATGATTGAGATCCGCCGCGAATGCCCGATGGCAACGCAAGTAGCGGTCAAAGAGCTCAACCGGCCGATCAACGCCGACATCAAGGAGAAGGCAGCATGAACGAGGCCATCAGACATACCGGCATGGCCGTTGAGGACGCGCTCACCAGCGTGAACACTGTCACAGCCTGCCTGGCGCGCATCGCATCGAGCTCCATGGCAATCGAGCTCCACAATCTTGTAAACGCCGAGCTGAACCGTGGCACCGACGTTTCAACGCTCCTTACCGCTTTTGCAATCTTCCAGGTCCAGACGCACAGCAGCGTAGCTGCGCAGCTGACAGGGCCAAAGAGCTGCATCGCTTTCCAACGGCTCTACGAGCAGATGATCGGTGACGACTACATGGATCATGCCATCCGCACCAGGGAGGCGATGGACCGCGAAGCGGATGAAATCGACGAGGCCGCACTATGACCATGACGCCCCTCACAGAAAACCCGGCCGTTCTTGATCCACGCAAAAACCTCAATCCGGCAGAACGCGACGCACTCGCCTGCATCGATCATTACCGCCATCAGAAAATCGCCGGCGGTTATCTTCAAGTTGGCCAGAAGCGGTTCAAGATCGCTACGATACGCCGCCTCGAGGAGAAGCAGCTTGTACGCGGGCACGTGCCGAACATCAGCCTTACAACGGGTGGCGGGATCGCGCTCGAGCGCTTGAAAGGCGAAACGCAATGAGCGTCCGCGACACACTCACCCAACTGGAGCGCCTAGCGCTTATCCAGGATGAAATGCACCGTCGCCTGCTGGAAGAGCTGCGCGCCGTACAGGCCGAACAGGAAGCAATCGCATCCTTCCTGCAGAAGACGATCGAGCTTCGCAATCTGCGCTCCGCCGCGATCGTCGAGGCGGCAGCAGTCGTCAACAATCCAAACACGGGCGCCGGGATCCTGAATCTCTTCAAGCAGCCCGCACAGGCGAGGACGCTTCAATGACCGCCTCTAACCTCGCGACCGTCCTGGGTGCCTTCCTGGCTGGCCAGATGGTCACCTTCTGGCTGTTTTCCATATGGCGCGCCACGCGCCCCACAAGATCTGTGTCGCCACCGCCCTCGGCGGCACGGCTGGGACAGGAAGAGAACTGACCTCCTCTTCCTGTCCCGTTACCTCACATGCGGCTGATGCTCCCCAGCCGACCGGCGCAAGCCGGATCCTGCCCGGCGGTCTTTGTTTCGCGTGGCCGCCGGGCCTTTTTGTTTCAGGAGATCCCCAATGGGCGACATCAAGGCAGAACTCTACATTCATGAAAGACTGAAATGCTTTCGCGCACGCATCGGCACGATCGCCAACACCGGCCACACGATCTTTGAAGACAGCGGCCGCTTCACCATCAAGAGCATCATCACCAAAGACGCGCTGCTTTGCCATCAAGCGAGCCGCCAGGAGGCGGAAACGGACATCGGCAACGAATGGGCAGTCCTCACTGGTCGCCACCAGCAGCAGACCTCGCGCGAGTTCGAGGAAACTTATCTCGATGGCACGCACATCGAGCAGCGCGTAGCTCTCAACGCACTGCGCAACCAGCTCGCCGACGTGGCTCTACGAACGGTCCTCAAAAAGGGCGACAGGATCCGCGCCACCCAGGCCAGGTGCAGCGCCAGCGAGGCTTCTTTCACAGTCCACGGCTGGAATGGCGGCTGGATCCTTTCAACCGGCGGAGCCAGCATCGCGCCTGGCTCTGTCTACAGCATCAACGGCGAAGTGTTCCGAGTATAGCCCATGAAAAAACCCCAACCGAAAATTCCCCACGTAGCCTGGCGCAATGGCCGCCCACGGTTCGAGCCATCCAAGACGTTGCGCGATCGAGGCTATAAGGGTCAGGATCTGCGCAACGACAGCGACAACAGCTGGATGACGGCCGGCCAGGCGCTGGACTGGTCGCGCGAATTCGCCAAGCAGCTTGAGGCGGAACAGCGCCAGGCGCAGAAGAAGAAGCCGAAGAGCGCGCCGAGCTCCGAACGCGTTGTGCAGATCCTGCCGAGCTATCCCCTCGAAAAGCTATGGCAAGACTGGCTGCATCCTCAGATCAACCCAGCCGTCGCCGATCTCGCCGAAAAGACCAGGTACGAATACCGGCTCAATGGCAACGCCATTGCCACACACATGCCCGACGCCTGGAAGGCAGAGGCCGCCGCACTCACGCGCCCTATCTGCATTGGCATGTATGATCTGCTGCGCAACAAGTGCGGCCTGTCACAGGCCAGCGCCTGCATGCGCCGCCTGGGCACCGCCCTGCAGTGGGCTATGGATCGCGGCAAGCTGCCGGACATGCACGCGAACCCGGCCCACAAGATGCGCATGAAGACGCCACCCCCACGGATCCGCGCCGGCACGCCTGCAGAGATCGAGCAGCTGCTCACAGCGGCCGACGCGATCGGCTTGCCAGAGATCGGCGACATGATCGCGCTTGGCGTCTGGACCGGCCAGCGCCAGAACGATCGCCGTCTATTCACCTTCATCGGCCGTCAGCGCGGCCGAGTGGAATTCAGGCAGATGAAGACAGGCGCGATCGTATCCATTCCGGAGGCTCCGGAGATCACAAACCGCATGAAGGCTATGCAGGAGCGCCGCAAGAAGGCGCATATCGTTTCGCCTCACGTCGTCTTGGACGAGCGTCACTGGTCGCAGTTCGACACGTTCAGTTACTACAAGCGCTTCAAGCTGGTGAAGATCGCAGCGGCCAAAGGCTTGCCCGCTACAGCCCACCGCAAGGAACTCAAGCCAATGCCGAGCTGCGACACGCTCCGCGACCAGGACTTGCGAGATACCGCCGTCACCTGGCTGGCAAGAGCTGGATGCACCATCCCGGAGATCTGCGCAATCACCGGCCACAACTTCAACAGCGCAAACGAAATCCTCAAACACTACCTCGCCATGCACCAGGAGCTCGCGGACAGCGCGATGCGAAAGATGGTGGCCTGGCACGAAACCGATGGGAAAGAATATGATCAGTGATGAAAAGGTAGAGCTTGGCTGCAAGGCGATCTGCGATCGACACGGTCACGTCTGGCCGGATGATTTTTTGGAGGAAGACCGAAAGAATGCGCGAGCAAACATTCGCGCCGCACTTGAGGCAGCATCCGCGAACGGCGAACCCGCTGCCTACATGCACACACTGCACATGGAGTTCGATCAAAAGGAAAGACGGGTGAACTTCCGGCCGCTAGATCCTTTTGGGCAACGAGGCCATGACTATAGCCCTGAATATCATGTAACGACCGAACCGCTATTTAAGGCAGACGATCTAGCATCAGGCGACAACGGAGCTTTGCAGGCTGCGTATGCAGCTGGCTTTCAAGCAGCAGCACAAGGTTACAACGGAGAGATTTATCCTGAGTTTGAGACTGACGATGAATGGCTGGCAAAGCGTGACGCCGGTATCGCCCGAATTCAAAATGTCGGACGAATGTCGGACGGTCGGAAAGATGTCGGAAAAAAGTCGGACGAAATCGCCTAAATCGCTAAAAACTCAATAAAATCAATAGGTTTATGGCGACCCCTGCAGGACTCGAACCTGCGACCTACTGCTTAGAAGGCA